CAATCGCATCAAAATGCTCCTGGCTAAATCCCACCTCCGCGTCAATCATAATTGTGTAATCAAACCCGTCACTCCTTTTGTGGCGCAGCCCGTCCGCCCACTTTTCAATAACCCAACACATCTTATTCATGTTGCTGTGGGCGCAGCTCAGGCGCTTCATCCGCTTGTAGTACGGGCTTGCATACTTCATAAAATACGGCAAAGGTCTGCCATACTTGGCAATCTGCCGCGGCACCGGGTACAACACACCGGTTTTTGCAAAATCGCATTCTTGCTTGTGGACTATATCATCATCTCACACTCTTGGCGTGTATGAGAGGCTGGCACTTCCACGCCGGATTTTCACCGGATCGCGTACATCCCTTGCGGGCTAGTCTCTTGACCTTCCTTATTATATGTATAAGGCTTGGCACAGGATTGTATCAGATTATATTTGCTATAAGTTTTTAATGTCTACCAAAACCTGTAATGTGGCTCCAGGTATGGCCTTTTCTAATGTGCTGAATATTCTCATGAGTAACATTGTATCTAGCTGCAATCTCTCTGTTAGAAAAACCAGAGTTTATCAAATTTGCGATCTCAACTACATCAAGCTCGTTTAGTTTTGCCGTCATGTTATCAGAACCTCTATGTGCTGATTCTCGCATGTGCAATCTTGTCTGTTCAGGCAGTTTTCTTCCAGACATATGCTCACGATTCTTTTCTCCAATTTTTCTCTTAGACTCTTTAGATAGAAAACGTCCCAGATTTTTCTCTTGGCCGCCATCTTGAATGTTGTAACAACAACCTAAAGATCTATAAAAAGCAATCCACTGCTGCTCAATAATATTGATGTCATCATTAGTTTCTAACACAGCTAAAACCTTAAAATTAAAAGCCTCCTCCCCGTAAGTATTGTAATCATTTTGTAAGTAACAGTTGTCATGTTCATTATGCGCCAACTTCCAACAATGATGCCAATAGCGTTTTATAAAGCGCATTGTTGTCTGCCCTACATAAACTTTTCCGTTGGCGATATTCGTAATTGCATAAATGCCACTGCTGTCTCTGTATTTATCTTTATCAATAAAAAACATACAACCTCCATATTTTATAATCTGATAGTTTCCCTGTTAGCACACAGACAAAACGCCATTTCCTGCGTTTCCACATTTGTCCTGTGTACACCCTGCTCTTGCAGGTTCACCAGCTGTTTCCACTGCGCGTCACCGCACAGGGCCACCGATTCTTGATGGCTTTCGTTTTTCAATTACCCCGTATGTCACCATACAGGCCAGACTATCTCTTCCATGTTTCCATGGCCACGCGCTTGGCGTCCGGGCTATCATCTCCCGGCCTACAGGGCTACACTCATCACCCCTAGTCTTTACACCTTCAGTAATTACCAGTAACTGGTAATCAAAGCTTGGCACGGTATTGTCTTTACGCTGTATTGTAAAGAGTTTCACCGTTAGCCGCCTATTAGGCGACACTGCTGATAAGGCATTCACGCGGTTTTACAACGGCGAAGCCACCGTTGGTTATGGAGAGCAGATCAACATACCGGGCGTATGTTTCTTTCTGCTTCTCGGTTTTTGGTGTTTTGTTGTGGTAGCAGCTCGCGTAATTGGAAATCTCACCAATCAAACTCTTCAAGCTGCGCATAATGCACGCCGTGCGGTTCTGGATCGTGTCCTTCTCCGCCAGCGCAGTTACTTTATCTTCAATGTCAATTACAATTTTTGCGTTCCTGTCCACACCCTTCATCATCAAAGGGCTGTCAAGAAGCAATGTTAAATCCCCGTCGTACACACCTACGTCATTTTTTGCAGGTGTAGACTATATCTTCTACCGGTTTCCCGGCAGCGGTGCGCTCCAAACTGCGTGTCAATAGCAGCCTTACCCTGGTACACTCATCCCAGATAGTCGTTGCAGCCGTTTCCAGCCACAGGATTCTCCTGCCGTCTCTCAGGCAGGCATTCCCTGTTAGCAGCCCATATGGGCCACACCCCTGACGAGGGGTTCACACCGTTCCAAATGCTGTGTTACCACAGCCCCGGACCATCATTCGATCCGCGCCGTTTAATCTCTGCGGGGTAATGCTCTTGCAATTAACAATCAACGTGTTTACCAACTGGCCGCAATATTTTTCCAGCAGCGGGTTGGTCACGCCCTTCAGGATCACATGCTCGCTCTTGCAAATGTGCGGGTTGCGTTCAATCAGCCGTTCGCCAAGCGTTGTCCCTGTTCTGTCAAAACTGTAAAACTCATCCGCCTCCAGCGCCCCCTTCAAGGGTAGACCGGCAATGTGTTCCATCAGCATAATCAGGTCAGGCACTAAGAACTTAAAGCTTCCGCGTAGCCACAACTTACCGCACTTCATGTCGTCCTTATATTTTCCAAGCAGGTTGGTTATGTACTTTCGCACCCCCTCCTCTTTCAACATCTCCGGGTTCTTCAAAATCGCCGCGCAATAATTATTCAGCGGTTTGTGCCGGTCAGCCAGCATGCCCAAAAAGCAGTAGGTGTATACCGGGTCACCGTTCTCAATCTTTTCAACCCAATCAATGCTGTAATCTGCCAGATGCTCAAACTCGTCTACCGGCAAATCCAGGTCCTGCAAAATCTGGTAGTTGCCGCGGGTGTATAGCGGTTCTGTGTCAATATCAAACTGCCACTTTGCAATGCCAATGCAGTGCTTGTTCTTCTTGAACTGGTACCAGTATTCCTCCCAGTCCGCAATCGTGCCGGTCTTCTTAAAATACTTGTACCCCTTGTACATGCTCTCACACGCAATAATCTTGGGTTCAGCCCCTGGGCTGACATCGTGTTCCACGCCCCAAATGTCTTTAATAAACCGTACCCCGCGTTCTGCAAAAAACGTTTCATAATCCATCTGGTTCAGTACACCCTTAAAGTACGGCATACGCCACACCACACTGGTCACGGGCGTCTCACTGCCCAACCGCCGCTGTATCTCCTGCATAATCTTGGGGTGTGCAATCCCGCAGCCGTCAAAGGCATTTATCTCAATGTCGCGGGTAGTTTCTGCAATGTCTTTCTGCACCCACTCGCGGTCAGCCCCGGTCTTGCGGTCTTTGAACTGGATCTTGCGGTCATATACATATTTAATGTTCTGGTTTGGTATCGTCACAAAACAATCCGGCACCACCACAATGGTCGGGTACCAGTTCTCAATGCAGTGGCAGCTGGAATACATCAGGCCGCGGTAAGCGTAAAATTTACTCAATACTGTTTCCTGGATCTGTATTCCCATCGTGATTCTCACGTCAAGGTCGTGGGCCAACCGCCTGTCCACAAAGCTCAAGATGCCCTGCCGCACCATACTGGCGCTGCGTTCACTCAGCACAAACTCTTGCTTTCCAATCTTAAACCCGTGCTGGATCAACCGCTTCATGGCCGCCTTCTTGTTCTGGCCACCCACGCAATCCACAAACACAACAAACCGGTTGTACTCGTTGCTCTCGTATGTAAGCAGCCGGATCTGCCGGAACAGCATGTTGTCACCCTGCTTTACATAAAAGCGCTCTTCCTCCTCCTGGCTGATCTGGATGTTATAGTCATGGTTGATAATGTAGGTCAGGTTCAACTTTCGCACAATATATAGTGGTGGTGCGAACATTACTCATCCTCCTTGTTATTCGGGTCATCCTCTTTGTTCTCGGCTTTTTCCAGGTTGTAAATCTTTTCAATGCTAACCCGCCCGCTGTCAAACGCCTCACGGGAAAGTGCCGCCCACAACAGCGCGTACAAAACCGGCAGCGCCACAAAAATTCCAACCGTGGCTATAGTGCCCAACATCTGCAACGCCAGCCGGATCACCACAATGCAGCTTCCAACCAGCACCATGGCCTTAAATCCCTGCCACAGGTCGTGCAGAAAATTTGTTAGTATCAACAAAGTTTCAGCTTCTTTCTTGTTCAAAGTTTTATACCTCCAAAGAAATATTTTTATTATTGGTTAAATCGCTGAATTAAAAAAGATACTAGAGATTAAATGGGGCTTGCTTTCATCTGGCACAACAATATTGGGGCCGTCATTATTCAATACTTTAATCTCCGGCGTTGTCATCTCTTCTGTCATCTCAGCACCTTCACCTTTTCCCTTTGACGGCTTACAGCTGCCAACGGGATACCACCGGGAATGCTCTTTTCCTGGTTTTTTACGGTACCTGTCTTGTGCATTCCAGATTGCCTTAGCAGGGCCTTCTTCATCGCACAGCAGATTCAAAGCAACCATCATATCGGGTTTGCCTTTCACACCAATTCCTTCAGGAATCACTCCGTAACAAGGCGTAACCAACCCTAAGCTATGAAGATCTTTAACTGCGTTCGTTAGCGTTCCAGTATGATAACGTAGTTCTGTGGCCACACCGCTTAAAATTCCCACCCACACAGGGAGTGTGCCTGAGCTTTCGTTGATGTAAGTTTTCTGCCACAATGTACGGCGGTAGTTAAAGTAAAGATATACCCTGAACAAGGTTTCCGCCCCACGCCCATCCGGGCATTCAGCCAGAACTAGCTTGCGCAAAACGTGGTACTCTTTACATCCAAGAAGAGCAAAACTGAACGTTCCATTTCCCGTCATAAACACATCTTTCATATCCGGGCAGAAACGGTATCGAAACAGCTCTGAAGGCTTACTAGGATCAAAATCCTCTGTATGCACTACTCCACCCTCTTCAAGATACTGTATCGCCTTAATCACTCGGTTATGTTGTTCTCTTCTCTTCTTGCCAATCCCAAACGTACCTGTTGTGTTTGTAATCTCAGCGATTGTAGCAATGGTCCAAATGTCTTCTTCATCCTCGTAAACCGGCACTGCCCGCATATAAAGCGCCAAATAAACGGGTAAGATTTCTTTTACATCTTTCAAAAAAATTAGATCAGCGGGCACCTGTATGTAAAAATCACTGATCCGATCCTCCTTAATAAACATTCTTATTTATCGCTCCTAATCATTAAAATCGCCCTGAAAATTGCGTGTCATTGCTTGCGTTAAAAAGCTCTGAAACCCTGTTTTTGAAAGGTTTATTCAGAAAGCGGCCTAAAAATTGCGTGTCATTGATAGCACTAAGGTTCAAAACCACCCCCTAAAACTGCGTGAAAATAGGATGTAATTATAAATCTCTCGTTAATGTTATAAGCGGCTCGTTTCTCCGGCGTTTGTTCTTGTGTGGGCGCATGAGGTTCGTTCTCTTGGTTGTTACTGCGTTCCTGCAGGTTACTGTGTTCCGGTTTTGTAGTTGCGTAAAGGTTGTTAAGGTGCAAAGGGTTTGGTTTAATCGCGTCCTTGAGTTAATGCGGTAAGGTCGTGTTTCGTTCCCTTTTTAATAAGGGCCTGGTTGAATCGTTTCCTTTAGTTCTTCGCGTTCTTTGTTTGTGCAACCGTCCCTCATGACTGTGTGTGGGCGCATGGGTTCTGGTAGGATCGTTCCTTGGTTCTTTTCGTTCCTGGTTTTATACAATCGCCCAGGCCGTAACGTGTCGGTTCAAAAATAGTCCAGGATCATAGCGCTGTCCGTTTAAGTCAAGCCATTGGTGTATTCCTCTGGTTTTCAGGCCGTTACAGGTCACGACTCGTTTATTTAGTCCTGGCTGATCCGGTGCTGATAAAATCACGCTCTTTCCTTCTGTCCTGAACAGTTCTTCCGGGCATAATGGTCGTAGCTCAAAAGGTAATGGCGTAACGGCACTGATTGCTTGGTTATGATCGTCCCAGTCGCGCCATGCCTGTATCTCAACCAGGTCTTCTTCGTCCCACACTGCAGGCTCATCTCCCAGCGCTTTTAACGCATCTTCTCGGTTTATGTATTGCATGTCGTATTTCCTTGTGTCGTGGTTCACAGCGCGTCCCTGCGCGTCTCAGGCCATGTTATATCGTGCGGTGTCGCGATTTATGAATAAATCGCTGGTTCCGGCATTACCGGTTCATCAAAACAGCCGAGTCCAAAATCTCCCGGCCAATATTCGCCCTGCAGCCATTCGCTCTGGCTCTGAATAATCTCGTCCAGGTTGTCAGGATCTTTCACCAGGTTCATTGGCATCAACAGCGGTAGGTACTCGCCTTCATCATCCATGATAGTAAACAGGCTGGCCAGATCGTCTGCCGTTGCGCTTTGTAGCTTTTCAAGCCTTGTCATATGCTTTATCCACCTCCTTAGCCTGCCGTACAGGCGTTTCCAGCTCGTATCTTAGCTGGGCTGAATAATTTGTTTCTGCCATCAAAGGCTGGTCATAAGGGCTTGCAGGGCCATGTCCGCCAATGGGGTTAATCTTATCCATCGTTGCCCACACATCCCGCGCCAGCATCAGCTCAATCGTGTCCATGACTTCATCCAGCGTTTTTTCGCCGCGCACGTACGCACAGAGCAGTTCTCCCCGATCCCAATAACTTTCATCCGACATGCCCTTCATTACAAAATTCCTCCTTTGTTGTCTCGCAGTCATGCAATGTGCAGTAGTATAAATCTGGGCGTATAGTGGAGTTCACCACCTCGTTACAATCCTCACACCGCACATATTTTGTCATGGTGGGTGCCGCATCAATGGCCTCCAAAACCCGCTGTACACCATCCAGATAAGCCTGCCATTCGGCCTCTGAATACTTCGGGTCGCGCTCAATGCAGTACGCCTCAAACTCCTCCGCATCAATCAGTCGTGCCATAAAAATTTTTTCACCTTATTTTTCGTTTTTATTGTTCATGAAGATTTTACATATGAACTTTTCGTAATATCTCTTGGCAATGTGTTTTGCTATTGTTATCATCTTCCACACGCTAAAAATCAACAGCGTACAGTTAATCCCCAACATCAACAGCAAAAGCGGTCCATATATGTAAATCATCAGTATAGCGTCCACTGTAGATTCCCACGCCTCGTTCATATGCTGTCTCCAGTACCCAGGTCCCGCATCATCTCGTCGGTTAGGTAGTACACCGTGCTGGTATACCGATCTTCGAACGATCCGTTGTCGTATGTGGTGCGGTCGTAAAAGTCGGCCTTGTAGCTGTAATCTTCATCAGAATATTTTATGGTGACGTAATCTACATCCTTGGTTTCTTCTTTTACGTTCCCATCATCCTGTGTCACTCCGCAGTGCAGGTATGTGTCAGCGCCGCAAATGCCGCCATACCGGTTTGTATACGGCCGCGTTTCAAGGAATGCGTAGGAGATCTTGTGCGTGATATGTACAGTAGTTGTGGCTACAGCCTTTGGCGCTTTAGCCTCTAAGCAAAGGCCAAGGTGTATAGCGGCTCCACCAGCCAATACCACAGTGGCCACAGCGCAAGCGTAAGTTATAGCACTGGCGATTTTTAACTTAGACATTTGTGTATTCCTCCCTCATCTCGGCATCGACCGATATCTATTCATGTCGCAGTAGCCGCTCAAAGTGTGCATATCGTAAATCATACTATTTACTATCTCATCACGGCTAAAACCATAACGATCGGCAAAATCCACCATATCTTCAAACATTAAGGCGATCGTGCGGTTGTAATCTTTGATATGTTCAGTCTGTACCTGTTCACCAACGATATAGGTTGCGGGTCTTTTATATTCAGGGTCAATGGTAGGCTGCTCGTCAATGCTATCAAGCACATCGTTTGTGTCATAAGTTCTATCGTCAAGCCCTTTGGTTAGCCATTCAATCTGCATGGCATCAGCATCAATCAATCGCATTGTGGTTTTTTCTCCTTATTCAAAATCAAGTTTGCCTACTGGCTTTCA